ATGGATACTTGGAAGCTAGCGAAGAAGCATTTTCGATTTCAAGGAAACGGCCTAAAATACATTGCTCGTTTCCTCGGCCTCGAAGGTAAGATAGAGACAGGAGAGAACGCTAAGCTATGGCAGGAGGTGGTGTACAAGAAGAGTGCCTCTGCTATGAAGGAGATGTTGCGTTACTGTGACAGGGATGTCGATCAGACCATGAAGGTCTATGAAGCCTTCCTCCCCTACGTAAACACCGTCGGGCACGTAGGCAACAACATGACGGACTGCCCTCACTGTGGTGGCACCAACACCAAGTGGGAGAAGGATCGAACTACACAGAAGGGCGGCAGTCACACGCAGTTCCGCTGCCATACCCCGAAGAAGAACGGCAAGGGTATCTGTGGGAAGTACGCAACGGTTGCGTCTTCTAAGTGGTACAATGAAACCCCTATTAAGAAGGCAGGTAAAGGAAAGAAATGAGAGAGGAGGTGTCGATGAGAGTTTACCTATGTGGACCGATGGCTGGGTGTACAGATGAGGAGGCAGGTGGGTGGCGCAAGGCCGCAACTCTGCACCTCAACGGCTATGGTATCACGACCCTGGATCCTATGGATCGTGACTACAGGTACACAGCTTATGGGGATGACCCCACGAGCGTACTACCCCAGCTGGTAGAGGAAGACAAGATTGACATCGAGATGTCTGATGTGGTTCTAGTCAATTTCACTAAGCCCAGCACTGGCACAGCTATGGAGATCATCCTAGCGTGGCAGAAGCAGAAGCGTGTGATCGTTGTGAACCCTAACGGGTTGCAGCTGTCGCCGTGGGTTCACTACCATAGTCATGAGATCTACAACAACATGTACGATGCATACGATCACATCGTAGAGTTCAACCACCGGATCAGGAAATGAGTAACTGGCGTGAATGGTTCGTACCACCTGATGGTGAGCAGCACTCCGACATGCAGCTCAACGATCAGGTACGAACTGAGTCAGGCGCGGGCCACAGGGGGGAGGATAGCACGTTACCTCCCCCCGCCGGTCAGCCCCGATGTGTGACATGCCGTAAGGATATGGACTACGACGATGGTATGTACATCATGATAGGTGGTGACTGGAGATTACATATCGCTTGCTTCAATGATCAAATCGAAAGGCACTACAAGGACGGAGAGGTGATCGATCTCACCACCGGACAGATAATAAATGTTGAAGTAGTATGCAAATAATGGCCGAAAAGGTTGCAATCGTTTGAGAAAAAAGCTATAATTGAACCAAGGAGAAAGACATGACAGACATGGTGAACAGCCCCGCACATTACAACCAGAGCAACATCGAATGTATTGACGCTATACGTGCAGCCCTAGGAGAAGAAGGCTTCATAGCCTACTGCAGGGGCAACGCTATCAAGTACAACTGGAGAGCAGGCCACAAGAGCGATCAGAAGGAAGACCTTCAGAAGGCTGCGTGGTACAGCAAGATGGCCTCAGGAGATGACCCTCGCTATAGGGCCTCGGCTCCTAACCTCGCACCTGTCCACGGCGTAGTATGGTCATCCGGAACAGATGGGTACGTACCTGCGGAATGCGACTACGAGCGAGCAAGGATGGACGGGAGCCGAACGAATGAGGGGGACGAGTGACATACGACCGTGACCTCAGCCGCGCAAGATGGGACGCCTTCTTCATGGAGATGGCGTACCTCGTTGCATCTAAGTCTAAGGATCGATCAGTGAAGGTAGGGGCAGTGGCTGTTGGGGAGAGCAACACCATGCTGTCGATGGGGTACAATGGCTTCGTCAGGTTCGCAGATGACGACGACGACGCACGCCATGAGCGCCCCGAGAAGTACAACTGGACCGCCCACGCTGAGCTGAACGTCATCTGTAACGCAGCCCGCAACGGCACCAGCCTGCTGCGTGCCACGATGTACACCACCTCTCACCCTTGCATCGAGTGTGCAAAGGGCATCGTGCAGGCAGGGATTGAGGAGGTAGTCATACCTTCCAAGCTGGACGATGCGTTCTGGCAGCACGGTAGGTGGGGAGAATGGGAAGACAACTTCAAGAAGGCTAGAGAGATCATGACGGAAGCAAACATAAGGATCATAGATCATGTCATTTGACCAGCAAGGTAACTGGATAGGCAAGACGCAGGAAGAGCTAGATGGTTTCGAGGATACCCTCAACCAAGATGCATACGAGATCCCGCAGGAACTACAAGAGCAGTTCAATGCGCTAGGGATGCAGGTGCTAGAAGGTAATAGTGCTCTAGTTAAGTCCAACAAGAACACTAAGGCCTCCTTCTTGAACCTCCTAGCCAAGGGAGTGAAGCCAGCGGACATCATCATCCCTGTATACGGAGGGCTGCATGTCCTGATTGACTGCCTCAACTCCATTCAGGCTAGAACCCTATGGCCTCACAAGATAATCTTAGTAGACGACTGCTCACCTGATGAGGATACCAAGAACTTTCTAACTACCTGGGCTGAGGCTAACCCAGAGCATACCGTCCTGTTCAATAAGAAGAACAGAGGGTTCGCCGCCACAGTGAATCGTGGTATAGAACACGGAGATGGGGCTTATCTTTGCATCCTTAATTCGGATGTGGTTGTCACCCCTGGCTGGTTGTACAAGCAGATCATGGCGCTTGAGGCTAGCCCCCTGAACAAGATCGTCAACCCTTGCACCAACAACACGGCCGAGATCGCTATTCCTATGCAAGAGGGCTACGACTACAACGATATGAACCGGGCATTCGAGAGACTATCTTCTCATGCCTACCCGGAGATCATGCCGACAGGGTTCTGCTTTACTATGGAACGTTCTCTCATCAATGAGATTGGATCCTTTGATGAAGGGTACGGCTCCTACGGAGAAGAGACAGACCTCTGGATGCGCTGCGTCTCTCGCATCTCTAATGGGCAGGTGTCTAACTGGCGGGCTGTGCTCGCAGACGACACCTATATCTTCCACGAGAGAGGCACATCGTTCGGCGTCTTGGGTACTGAGGAACATATGGCCTTTCGTAAGGCAGGGTCAGCTAGGTTCCATAGCATCTGGCCCGGGTTCAAGGCCCTCTTTCGTACCTACAATTTCAAAAAGAGTCTTGCTGCTTTGAGGTCTCCTATCGGAACAGAGCTTATCAAGAAACAGAAGCCTCGGTATAAGATATGCTTCGTGGTCTTCAGTACAGAGAACTGTGGTGGCATGAAGGTAATAGCTGACACCGTTAACTGCCTCAATGAGATAGGGGTAGAGGCTAAAGTAGCACACATCAAACGCGAGACGGAGATGAAGAAGAACGTATTGCCTTCACTACGCAGCGAGCCTATCGTATTCGATGGGTACTCTGACTTCGTTACCAACTTCGAAGCGAGAGTGTTCTCAGACGGCATAGTGGTAGCAGGCACAGGCGAGCTGATGGGAGCCGTGGCAGCGGTAACAACTGACAACCCTAAGCTCACCTCTTTGCATTTCTCTCAGAGTGATGACGTGTCTATCGCTCCCACTACCTCCTTGAGGAAGAGCATAGCCTCAGCTAACAGGCTGGCTGACTATACCATTACCAACAGCAAGTGGACAGCAGCTAAGATGGCTAAGAAGCACAAGGTTAGCGGTAGCATATCGGTCGGGTACGACAACCTAATGTTCTTCCCTCATGGTAGGGACAAGGGTGACGATAGACCTACAGTGCTGGTGTCTCTAGGCAACAAAGTCTATCCCTTCAAGGGGCACGATCGCGGCGTGGATATGTGCGAGCACCTATACAAGATGTGTAAAAAGGATAAGAAGGAGATCCGTATCCTAGCCAACGGTGTGGATGCAGTGCAGGGTGCTGAGTTCATCATAGGGCTGGGTGTGTTGAATCAGTCTAAGTTCGCCACTATACTAGGGACAGAGGTAGACGTGTACTGTGACCCTGCCCACAACCATAGCTATGGGCTACCTACCCTTGAGGCAATGGCTTCGGGTGTTGTACCTGTGTGCTGGAACAACAAGGGTGTAACTGAGTACGCTACCCATGACCGAGATGCCATCATCCTAAACAATAAGACGGCGCCCGAGGTCATGGCTGAGCGCATCTACAACCTCCTCTTCAATGAACCTAAGAGGATGGAGCAGCTCAGGACTGAGGGGTTGAAGACAGCAGCTAAGCTACCTAGAGCAGATGGAGTACTAGAGTTTATAGAACTCCTAGAGAATGCACTCGACCTCAAGTTTGAGCCTAAGAACATCGCAGTCATCACGCCTCACCTCCGCAAGTACGGTGGGCCTACTACTATACTAGACACGGCTAACCTACTACAAGAGGCAGGCCACAATGTTGCGCTATATACCATCTACCCTGACATAGATCCGGCCATCCAAAGGACAAGTAAGGTACCTATCCGGGTGGACTGGAAGAACATCCCGCCTTGTGACGTGTTGATCTCCAACTCAGACAACCCTCACAACGATATGTTCCTAGAGATGGCACACATCAAGAAGAAGGTGATGCTCAAGCTGTCCCACAACGAAAGGTTCAAGGAGTTGGAAACCAACTCACTCAACCTAGAGTGGGATGCTATAGCCACCAGCACCGGCTGGTTGCGGAAGGCATGCAATACAGTAACGGAAGGTTGGGACTACAGCACAGGCCACAACGTTAAGCGTGTAGGCTGGTACCACTACGGCCACTCACAGTTCGCTCAGCTCACTCACCAAAGGAGCTACGGCAACAACAAGGTAGGAATAACTATAGGAACCTTGATCCACCAGCACCCCCTAAAGGGTACTAACGAGGCTCTTGTTGTCATGGAAGCACTGCTTAAGAAGCACCCCGGTGCGATTCGTATGGTGGGTGTAGGTGAAGTCCCTGGCTTTGATAAGACTAAGCCTCCGTGGTTGAACTACGTAGCTGGGCTCTCTAGAGAGGATATGTCTCGTGTGATGTCACAGGTAGACATTTGGTTGGTGGCATCCCACACCGAAGGGTTGGGCCGCATGACCCTAGAGGCTATGTCTAGTGGGTGCGCCATCGTATCTACTGACACACAGGCTGAGTTCCTCAAGGATGGACAGAACTGCATGCTCGCTAAGGTAGGAGATGTTCAGGGCTTGACTAACTGCTGTGACAGGCTGTTCAATGCTGCGCCACTGAAGGCGGATCTAATACAGAATGGGCTAGCGACAGCCAAGAAGGCAGCGGACCCCACAGATTATATCACTAACTGGAACAAGGTCATAGGAGATTTGTTTTGAATAGAGATGAAGCTTTTGAAAAGCTAGTAGAAGCGGTAGACAAAGCCGGGACTGCTCAGTTCGATAACGTAGATGCTGCCTTCAACGTGGCAGCGCAGGCTCTTAACTATATCATGGACAACATCAAG